CAAATAAATACCTTTCGCTGTATTGCTGGAATTGGTCATCGTCTTCAGTTCTTTCTGTAAATAGCTGAGAGTAAGACTGAGTAATTCGCTTCCTAAAGTCCAAAAAAAAAGCGAGGCGCTTATTGCTACATCCAAAGGAGCAAATCTCATCAATTCTTGCATGTCCTCGTTTGGCTCATAATCTACAATCGAATACTTATCTTTTTGCTTTTCTTTTATTGGTCTGTACATTACAGCCATCGCCTTATGGTAGGTTTCCCAATTCTGCAAATGGTTTTCTAAGTCAACGTATTCTCCGAATGTAATCTCGTCAAGTTTCGGTATAAAGCCAAACTCAATATTTTTAATCTTGAAATGCCTTACCAGTTTTGGCTTTTCGCTAAACACCTTTGTAAAGTGCGTAATCAATTCGTTTAAATCCTTCATTTTGATTTTGCCTACCTCGGATAAATCTATGCCGCAGAATATTTGTATCATCTTTTGAGCGATAAACTCCTCATCATTGGAAGCCTCTTTCGTCTTTACAAACTTTTGATACCTTGAAAGTGGTATCTCGCTCAATGATGTTGGTAGTAATAAATCTACTTTCATAACCCTATAACCTTTTTATTTTTAATTTGTATACCCTAAAGAATAGAATACTCTCCAAAGTTTTTATTTAATCCTATTGTTTCCATCTCGTGATACCTGACCGCATCCAGCGCATGGTTAAATTTGTCAATAGGTTTATTCAGTTGTTTGCCTGTTTTATCCTTATCCCAGCAATAGCTCCGCAGCTCTTTTATTAGGTTTGTGCTTTGGGAAGTAACTAAATAATCTTGCCTTTGCATTACATCAATTCCGTAATTAACTGAATCCTTGCCTTTCGTTACTCCTTTTATCGTTATTCCGTAGCGTTGTATATCTGCGATTGATTTAGGCTCGGCAGAATCCGCATATACTGGAACGTCTTTTGGTAGGATTTTAGAAATATCTGAATTTAGTAATCCTGTTTGGTAGGTCATCTCGTCAAGGATTCTTTGCTCGTTGTATTTATAAACTGCAATGATTGCCGTAGGGTCTGCGCTATATCCAAAGTCTAACCCTATGCCTATCAATCTTGCCTCCTCAGGTATTTTGTCAATCGTCTTGTAGTTCGTGAATACTGCGCCTTGTAATTGTCCGACCTTGCCCTCTCCGTAAACCGTCCACCAGTTGCGCCAGTATGCGCTTGTTTTCGCTTTTAAGCGATTCTTTTCTATTTGTTGGATGATACCCTCGTCAAGTGCTTGATTGTCCTTGTAGGTTAAAATTATGAAATCGGCATCGGGTTCGTCTTTCAGTTCTTTATGAACCCAAAACTCATTGGCTGGATTGAAGTCAAGATAGATGCTTCGCTTTGTTCTGATGGAAAGTTCGTTGTAAGCTTCAAAGGTTACATTGTTGCACTCGTTAATGTATAAAATATCTCTCCTCGCTCCTCTGAGTTTGCTTGCATCGTCTGCGCTAAAAAACTCTATAAAGCTGCCGTTTGCAAATTCATACTTTAAATAACTCTTGTTGAAACGTTCTTCTTGGAATCTATTTGTCCATTTCATTATCTTAAGAAAGTCTCTCAATGCTCCCCTCCTTAGATGAGGTATTGATTCAGCAACAATGCTTATTTCTAATCCACTTTTTTTTGCTGCCTTATCTATGAGTACGGGGATTATCCCGAAGGTCTTGCCAGCGGATGTTCCGCCTTGGATTATTTTGATTCGCTTTTTGAGCGCGAGTATTTTATTTATCGCTGTCGTCCTCTGTAACATCAGGGAATAATGGTTGCTCTATATTTGTTTGCTCGATTTGTTGCAATGGCGCACCGTATGCGCTATCCATTAATTTTTGATAAGCTTGGGTGTCTCCTTCCCTTGCTTTTTTGATTAACGCTAAGGTCATTAAATCCTCTTGGCTCATATTTTCCAATTCGCTTGTTAGAGGATTCTTTAAATTCTGCTCAACGGATAGCCATTTCTTTGCTATTGTGCTTCGGTTCTTGCTTCCCTTTGGTCTTCCGTTTGGGTTTCCGCTTTGCCCTTTTTTGAATGGTATTAGATTCTTGTTACTCATTTTACATTGTTAAAGTTATTCCAAATTGAGTGCCTTTACGTTTGACTTTTGAAATCATATTTGGATACAATTCAATTAATTTTTTAATGCACTCCTTTTCGATTGATACTGTTCTATAATCCTTGCATCCGCCGTCATCGGTATAATGGTGATTTGCCCAATATAAATAACGTACTCCAAGCAAGCCTCCTTTTTCTTTTATATGCCTCAAGCAAATTTCGTAATCCTCTTTTACCTTAAACTCCTCATTAAATAAATACTCCCCATCATTTATAATACCCATAACACTCCCCAAAGCGTATGTTTTAAACATAAAAGGTTTATAACTGTATGCGCTCTTTGTACTATGGTCAGTTGTTACTCCCCAAATTTTGTAATTCATCTGCTCAGTAATATCAAAATACTTTTGAAATTCATCGTACCAAAAAACCTCATCTTTTAAATTAACGTGTTCAACGTTATTACTATACCTTTTCACAAACGCTGTTTTTTTTACATCGTCATCCAGCATAACGACTCTTTTTTCATTTGTGTTTTTAAGAATCCAGTTTCGTGTTTTAGTAATTCCTTGCACATCGTTAGGAATACCCACAACATTTTTAACATAACTATATTGATGCACTTCACTTTCAGGAACAAAAAAAGTTACAAGGTTTGGAAGCAACTTATCAGTTGTTGTTCTTCCCGCTCTGTTTTTACTTGGTACGGCTATTAGCATATCGTCGTTTAAAATCTTTCCACTCTATAACTCGCTCAATGCTTACAGAATCAAATGCGCTCCCTTTTTTGTATCCGCCATTCCGTACAACCTTTAGTTTTAGCTGCTCCTTTATTTCCTCCCAATCAACGCTGTTAGGTTCAGCCATTAATAATATATACTCTTTTGGTGGCTCCAGTTGAACGCTCTGAGGCAAGACGATTTCCTCATCTTCCTCCATTTCATCAATACGAACATTAATAGGCAAATCTAATCCCCAACTCTCGAGCTTTTCTGCTTCAAATTCATTTGCTAAAGCATCCCAATCCCACTCGCCTGAGCTGATGTTGTCCTTTACTATAAACTCCCTCTGTTGTTCCTCTGTTAACGAACTCGCTTTGATTATATAAACTTCCTTCAATCCAGCCTCTTTACAAGCCCTTAATCTTTGGTTGCCTCCGAGTACAATGTTATCGTCATTTACTATGATAGAACGAAGCTGAAGCATCCACGGCGATTCTTTAATTGACTTAACTAATTTTTTGAATTGAAAGTCTTTTATAACTCTTGGGTTATTTGGGTTATTCTTTACCTGAGATATTTTTACTTTTTCTATCTGCATTATTCGTAAGTTTCAAAAACCGTCTTCATCTTGTTATGTATTTCCCTTAGACAACTTGCGCAGTTTGTGGCGTTTGTTTTTACTCTAAAGATACGGCTGTATATTTTTATCATTTGGTCTCTTTCGCTTGGGCGGTAGGTTGTGGATGCTTTTGCAAACCATTCCTTTAGCCATTTGTATTCGTCTTCCAGTAGGCAATCAGGTTGCTTCGTGTTTCTGAATAGTTCGTTTAGCTTCTCCTTACGCTCATCGCATCCGCAGTCCTCGCCTAAAATAAACTTTGCGACCTTTGCAGCTCCTGTTTTTTCCAATACCTCCTCAACTATATCTCCGACTCCTTTTTTAGGTTGCTTTCTTGGCTTCCGTTTTTTTGTTGTTTTACTCATTTCCTATTTTTTTGAATATGATTATTTTATACTTGAAAATATTGAAGATACGCTTTACTATGTATTCAGGTTTCATGTTATGCGTTTAAATACATAAAAGCGATTCCATTACGTCTATTTCCTTTTGCGTTTGTGTATCCGCTTTTAGGTTGCCTACAAGCTTGCTCTTTAATCTGCGTATCTCTTGCTTGATGTACTTGGTTCGATATGTTGGTTTGTCCTCTTGCTTATGGACTATGTATCCGTGTTCTTCCAGCAGTTTAATACTCTCCTCAATCTTTGCTTGTTGCTCTCTGTAGTGATTAAATATTTGATTTTCTATACTCATGGTTATTTAGTTTATTATATATTTTTTGTTCTGATTTACTTAGGTTCGTG